CAGCTAGCCCATACGAAAGTCCTGTTGGTGATAATGGTGGGGTTATTCCTGCATATATTAAATTTACTTTTAGTTATGAAATTAGTGCATATGATAAATCATCTTAATTAATAAAAATATAAAAATGACAAAGAAAGAAATAAAAGAACTAAACGGGTTTGTAAATAGATATAGAGAAATTCAGCTTTCATTAGATCTTATGCAAAAAAGTATTACAAGTTTAGCAGAAAAAAGAGATGGTCTCTTTACAGAAGTAGATGGAATGAAACTTAAAGAAAAAAGTTTTATGGATAAAATAGTAAAAAAATATGGAGCTACTGAGGTTACACCTAATAAGCTTCTTAAGTATATAGGATGATAGTAATTATTAAAAATATTCTTGGTATTCTAACAGACCCAAAGAACACTAGAATGTTTTTATTAGGCGGTATTGGAGTATTGCTTTTTTTATTACTTAGACAATGTAATGAAACAGAAGAAGCAAAAGGTGAAGTTACCAGGTTTCAAAATAACTTAGTAGCAGCAAATGATACTATACTTAACTATGTTAATGAGAAAGGTGAAGCTGTTGGTGAGATTAAAGGTTTAAGTTTATCATTAGAAGAACTGAGAGATAGTTTAGAATATGAAAAAGGTAGACCACCTATTACAATTGTTAAATATAAAACTATAATAGAAGAAAAGATTATAGAAGTTGCAGTTGTAACTAAAGATACTATAATTAAACAAGGTAGTAATAATTTTAATTCTATATTAAGTTTCAATTCAGATAGCAATTGGACTAAGAGTTCTAGAACAATAAATGTAGATTTACCATATAGTTTAACAGATAGTTTAACATTTGGTTCTGCTACTATTGGTCTTAAACAAAATATTTGGTTAGATGCAACACTATCACAGGATGTTAAATCTAAAGAAATATTTATTAAATTAACTTCTGACTATCCAGGAACTACATTTAACAGCACAAAAGGAATAATGATTGATAGAAAAAGTAAAGAGTTTAAAAGCTTACAGATGCAAAATAGAAAACCTTTTGGTTTTGGATTAAACATGGGCATAGGATTAACTGGTACAGGTGACATTACTCCATATCTTGGGATTGGCGTTTCATGGAATCCAAAGCTTTTACAATGGTAAATAAATAGAATATAATGGAATCATCAAGGTTTATACAATTATCGGATCAAATACTTATAGAGTACATCTATACTAGCCAGTCAGTACCTACTACTTTTGATACAGGCACATATCCTATAGAGCTTATGAGAGATGCTAATACTAAAGGAACTTATTTCTTTAATACTGATAGCGTTAATGCTACTATGGGTAATGATAGAGACGGTGCTGCTGTTTCTAATAATGCAACCAAAACACAATATGTTTCTTTAAATACAAGTGTAGGGGTTCCTTATAATGATTTTAGTCCAGAATTAACAGATTCTGCTAATCTTTTACAAACGTTTAATCCAAATTTAGCAGTTGCTTATGATAAGGTTAAAGTTCATTTTATAGCAGGGTTTAGCTTTCAAGATTTTGATGGTATTGTGTTTGAAGTATTAGCACCAAGGAGAGATGGTGTTATGATGAATCTTGCATCTATTAATTTTCTTAAAACTGATACACCATCGTTTTCAGCCGAACCACTATTAATAGCAGATAAATTATATGCTACTTTTATTGAATGGAGAGCTCCTTCACTGTTCTATGCTAATAATGCATTTGACGTTACTGATTCAAATGGCTTAGCATATAAGATAACAGAAGGGCAAGGTTTTTTAGGAACACCGCCAATTACATTAAAGGCTAGTGGAATTTATCAAACTATTATAGAGAATGCATATAGTTTTTATGAAATGCAAGAAATTGATTCTGTATCTATATTAAATAGAGATATTTATGATAACCTATTTGCACAAGTAATACAATCGACTAATGGTGATTATTTTGAATTATCTGGAGAAGTTGCAGGTTCCAGTATGGAAAATTTAATTGGTCAGCTTAATTCTTCTGGTGGTAATTATATAGTATTTCATGAAGTTAGTGTAACAGAGCAAGTAGGAACTGTATTTACTCAAACAAGCTTCCAAGTGTTTACACAGAAAGGTCCAGATTTTAATGAACCAATTTTATTTAGGCCTATTATTAAAAATGCGAATACAGCAATTTCATTTACTATTAATTATGTATTAAGATTATACAATACAGTAGATGCTACACAAATAATTAAAAATGCAAAGCTAACATCATTTGAAACTCAAAAGTATGGTAGACAAATGTTACAAATTAATTTAGGCGTAGTTCCAACTGTAGCTAATGTTTATAACCAGATTAATAATGATACTGGTAAACAATTAATAGTAGGAACATCATCACCTGACAATAATGCAAACACATCAGAACAAATAGCAGAACAATTGGTAGTAAAAACAAAATATGTAACTACGTTTAGAGATAGATTAAAAGTAAAGGCTGCAATAACTCCAGTTAAAGTTCAAACAATAACAGAAACCAATGACGATTCAAACTAATATATCATTAACTGCACCACAGAAAGAATATTTTCAAAGATTTGTTAACTTATCAGTTAATGAAGAAGCATTGCCGCAAGGCGATGGGACTATAAGAATATCACCATTTGATGATTATTTTTTATTTACAATATATGATGAAATTGATAGTGAAGATACTCCTATTGATTTAAGTAATGTTGGAGATATATTTATAAACTTTATTGGAACAAGTGATGAAATTAATATAAAGAATCATACGCAGGTAGAAGAAGTTGATTTATCACAAGGTGAAGTATTATTTAGAATTACAAAATCTGATAGTAAAAAGGTATTGGCATTAAATAATAATAACTTTTATATTTCTACTAAAATGGTTTCCGAAGAAGATGGATCTATTTCAGATGAATCTATTTTATACCAAGGGACATGGTTAGCATTTGATACAGCATCAAGAGTTACACTCACATCTCAAATAGAAGAACAACGATTAGAATATAGTATTGAATTGGCTAGACTAGAAGAAGAAAATAAAGCCCTAAAGGCTGATAATTCTGAGTTAATAAATATTTCTCAGGCAGACATTGTAACAATTCAGGCATTGCAAGCTAGTAATGATGAATTAATTAATGAAGTTGCAGAGTTAACTGAAAATGCAGAATCAGATACATTAACAGCATTGAATCTAAGAGCAAAAGCAGCATCAGAATTACAACGAAAAAATGCAGTACTAAAACAACAAAGTATAGCTTTAAGAAAAACAGATAGCATATATAATAATCAAAAAGATTTTTATGTAAATGCAGCTAACAATTTACAACAATACTCGATATGATATTAAGTGCTAGAAATAATCAGTTTAAATTTGATTTTCCAAGAAATTTTATACCAGAACCTATTGCCAAGAAATATAAACCATTTCTTACAAGAATACCTGGTGGCCTAATTAAAGAACCTATTGATTATTGGAATTATGGAATACAATCTATTAATTTACCAGGACCTTCATTTGACCCAGTAACACAAACAGATTATCCAGGAAATACTAGAGCATTCAGAACAAGTATACCAACACAACAGTTATTTGATAAATCCTTAACCGTTACTATGCAAGCATTTGATGGTTATGTTAATTATTGGATGGCTGTAGAAATGTTTGATTATTATTATAAACTAAGCGGAAAGCATCCATATTTACCTGAAGGTGTAGGTGTTCAAATGTTGGATGCAGATGGAACTGTGTTTGTAACAGTTCAATTAAAAGATATGTTTATATCAAATATTGGTGCATTAGATTTAAACTTTTCTAGTAACACTGTTGAATTTCAAACTTTTGACTTAGAGTTTACTTATAATATCTTAGATGTTGTAGTTAACATAACTTAATATATAAACAAATAAAGAAATATAATGAAAACCTTTAAAGACTATTTAACAGAAGAGATGGACGAAACTTTAGATATACAAAGTTTACTAAATGAATCTCATGATTTGACCAAAGAACAAGATGCTGCTATTGATATGGCTGTTGATAGAATTATGGAAGAACATAAAAATGGTAAAGACTTAGAAACTGTTGTTGATGAAATTGTTAATGAAGGTATCTTAGGTAGTATATTTGGCGGTCTTACTGGTTTTGCTCTAGGTAAAACAATAGGTAAAGCAATTGCTAAAGTGTTAGGTATCCAAAAGGGTGCATTATATGATTTAATGACTTCACGTCTTGTCGGAGCTGCGTTAGGTGCAGTTCTTGGTAAGAGAATATAAATAGAATGATTAATATAGGAATTGACTTTTCACTAAATAGCCCAGGTGTCTGTATAGAAACAGAAGATGGGAAATATAATTTTATAACATTTTTTAATTACGGTAATCGTATATGGGATGAAGAGGGTAAAAAAATACCTAAATCATTTAGTATACATAAAGAACTAATGGACAGTGCTGCAATATTAGGATTTCCTTATCATAGAGATGTAACTAGTAAAGAATTCTTACCTAGAGAACGACAAAAGTTACAAGATGCTGGAAATATAAGTTCTTTAATGGTTAATATATTTTCAACACTATTTGAAGATGATGATGTAGCTATTGCATTAGAAGGATTTTCATATGGGTCTAAAGGGAATTCATTTATAGACATTATTCAATATAATACTTTTTTAAGAAAGGAGCTGATAGAAAAATATACTATAGAGAATTTATCTATATTTCAACCATCTCATGTAAAGAAGTTAGCTGGTAAAGGAAATGCAAATAAACATTATATGGCTAAAGCATTTCAAGATGATGTCCTTAATGATAAGAACTTAAGATCTACTAAACTATGGAAATGGACTCAAGGTAAAGACTTCAGCATTAAAATACCTAAACCTATTGATGACATCATAGATGCCTATTTTATACTTAAAGCATTAAAGGCTAGCAACTAGATACTATTCTTCAATTCAACAGTTAAAAATTATATTGCAACTTGTGGAATTTGTTTCAGCTTTATACTAATTAAATTTAAAATAATATGTTAAAACCCTTAGGAAATAGAATTTTTATAAAAAAAGATAAACAACCAGAGAGAAATGGAAGTATAATCTTATTAAAAAAAGAAGGCATGTATGCACCTCCATACTCAGGACTAATCATTGGGGTAGGTGATGGTGTAGAAGATAGTGAATATAAAATAGGAACTAAAATTCTTTTTCACGATTTAGCTGGGACTGAATTTAAATATGATGGTAATACTGTATTTAGTTTACGTGAGAATGATATAACAGCAATAATAGATAAAAATATTCATGTAGTCTGAAACAAACTGACTTAGTGAATATATAATAAACAAAGGAATCAATATTTAAATGGTTACTTTTAAACAGGCGATAACAAGGCAAAGTAAATAGGCAATTAACATAAGTAGTTTTAGGCACAGAGCTTTGTTATCATTTATAAATTAATAATAACAAAAAAAAGGCAATTAACATGGCAAATGAATTCGACATTTTTAATGTAAGTGTAAAAGATTTAGACACTGGTGAAAGACCTTCCTCTGCAGGAAGTGATTTATACACACCTAAACCAGATCAAGGACAAGACGGTATCTACCGATCTTTAATTAGGTTTTTACCTAATGCAAAAAACCCAAGAAAACCATTCGAGCGTAAATTTGTTTACTGGCTAGAAGACAGAGAAGGAAACGGCTTTTTCGCTGATTCCCCTTCAACAGTTGGAGAAAAATGTCCAGTACAGGATATGTTCTTCAAACTAAGAAACTCTGAATCTGCAGTAGATAAAAAGATGTCAGAAGGTTTAAAGCGTAGAGAAGTATTTTATGCATTGGTACAAATAGTAAAGGATCCACAAAACAGAGACTTAGAAGGACAAGTTAAAATTATGAAATTTGGTTATAAAATCAAAACTAAAATTGATGAAGAACTAAATCCACAATTTGATGAACCAACTCAAGTATTTGATCCATTTGAAGGAAAGAACTTTGAATTAGTAATTTCTAAGAAAGGTGGGTATCCAAATTATGACTCATGTAAATTTCATGGTAATAAATCTCCAATGACAATCGGCGGTGAGCCGGTTACTAACGATGATGCAAGTCGTAAAGCAATTTTAGAATTGTTAGGAACTGCACCTGAATTAACAAGTTGGGGTTATAAAGCATGGGATGATTCAATTAGAGGAAAAGTAATGAATGTATTATCACAGTTTACATCTCCTGGTGATTCAATCCAAAATATCACAAGATCAAAACCAGCACCAGTTAATACAAAAGCAACTGAAGCTGCTGCAACTAAAGTAACGACTGAAACAAAAACTGAAACTCAACCTGCTGCAAGCACTGAGAAAAAAGAAGATTTTGATGATTTCATTAATGGTTTAGATCTTTAATAAATATGGCAGAAGAAGTAGTAATATCTTCTGAAATGAAAGCTCGGATCATTGATAAGGTGGTCCGAGTTCTTCATCTTAATCATTCTCATCCAGAGAAGAGAAGAATTTTAGAAAGCAAAGGTAGGTTAAATATGGCATGCCCATATTGTGGAGATTCCTCTACAACCCCAAGAAAAAAACGAGGTAACTTATATTGGAATGATTTATACTTTCATTGTTATAATTGTTCGGCTCATTCTTCATTAGATGTTTTTTTAGCTGATCACAATCAAAACTTTGAAGGTGATGATAGAATAGATGTAATAAATTATATAAAGGAAAACAGAAAACATTTTTCGTTAGGTGAAAGTTTAGATTTCCATCTTTTTGATAAAGCTAAAGAAGTATCATTATCATTTGATGAAATAGCAATGGGGTTTAATGTATATCCAATAAACACATTAACTTATCAAGCATATCCTTATTTAAAAAGTAGATTACTTCATCATAAAACTGAAAGATTTGCATTTGATCCTCGTCGTAGAGAATTATATGTTTTTAATCTAACACCGAGTGGTAATATTATAGGATTCCAAACAAGAGCATTAGGTAGTGGTAATGTTGGTCCTAAATATAAAACTTGGAATATCGAAAGAATTTATGATAGATTAAATAAACAATTAAATGTAAAGGAAGAAGAATTAGATAATCTAAATAAGATATCAATGTTATTTGGTATTCTAACCGTAGATATGTCTAGAGATTTTTCTATATTTGAAGGTCCAATTGATGCAATGTTTATGAATAATTCAATAGGTTTAACTGGGGTTAAGAAACAAATAATTGAATTTAATGAAATACCTACAGCAAGATATTTCTTTGATAATGATATGGAAGGTAAAACCAGAATGATTGAAAAATTAAAAGGCGGTCAGACTGTATTTATGTGGGAAAAGTTTTTAAAAGACTTTGATATACCTAAAAGAAAAGTAAAAGATTTAAATGATTTAGTAAAATATGAATTTACTAATCGTACCGATTGTTTTAAAGACCTCGATAAATATTTTACAAATAACTCATTAGATATTATTTTTATATAATGGGTATTAAAAATTATATTAGATTTGTGAACGAAGAGATAGATGATTTTTATGATGATTTAAATACAGATAGCAAAAGACTGAAATTTTTTGCTAGCTTTAATAAAACTGAACTTAAAGAAGTTAAAACTAATTTTTCTTTACCTGAGCCAAAAAAGAGGTTTCAGCCTAAAGTAAAGAGTTATAAAAAGAGTAATAATAATAAAGGTATATTCTAATGGAATACAACGATGCATCAACAGGTGAGGCTAATGAAGAATTAGCAACTAGGTTAACTAATGATAGAGCTAATTGGAAAGAAAAGATAACTAATCTAGTTGGTTTGTTAAAAGAAATGGCTAACTTAGCAGAGTGCCAAGTACTAATGCTATCTTATAGGCAAATCCTATTAGATAAAATTACAGACTTTAAAACAACTAAACATAAAAGACAAGCTGCATACGACAGATATTATAAAATTAAATATAGAGAGTATTCAATTGATTATGATGTTAAATTAACAAGCGGTGAAAAGGTTGCTTTTATCAAAGCAGACTTATCTCATTTAAGAACTCAAATGGAAATGCTACAGTCTCACATGGATTATTATCAAGAATGCATAAAAACATGTGATAACCTTGCATTTGCTATTCGTAACAGAATAAATTTAGACGATAAAGAATATTAATGGAATTATCCCTATCTGAAAATAAAAAGTTTCTAGTTATAGATGCCTGTACTGAATTGGAGTATGAGCAACTAAAGAGTAGCTTGACTAAAAAAATTGAAGGTTGGAGATTTCATCCTTTAGTTAAAAAGAAAGTATGGGATGGTAATGTATCATTTGTAAAAAGAAATAAAATACCAGCAGGGTTATGGAAGGAAATATTAGATATATGTAAAGACTATGATTTTCAATGTTCTTTAAATAATATAACTGATATTTTTGATACTGAAATTAAAGAAGATGATTTTAGGTTATGGGTTACTAAAATTTTTAAAAAACAGCCAGATTTTAAACCTAGAGAATATCAAATAGACGCTGCTTACAAAATATTAAAGTATAGAAGATGTTTAGCAGAACTGGCAACATCTGCTGGTAAAACTCTAATATCATTTATGGTGGTTGCTTATCTTATGGATAAATTAAATAAGAAGAAGATATTAATGATTGTTCCTAATGTAAATTTAGTCTTACAGGCAACAGGAGATTTTGATGAATATAATAAATGCGGTGTTCCATTAAAGACTCAGCAAATATATGCAGGTGTAAAAATAAGAAAGAGTTCCAATCTAGTTATTGGGACATACCAATCTTTAGTTAAAAAAGACGAGGAATATTTTAGTCAATTTGATGCTGTGTTTGTAGATGAAACTCATAAAGCAAAAGCTAACTCTATTCAAAAGATAATGGATAAATGTTGGCATTGTGATTTCCGATTTGGTTTAAGTGGAACTATTCCTAAAAAAGGAACTGTTAATAGATTAAGCTTAATGTCTGCAATGGGACCTTTGGTTACTCAAGTTAAAGCCAACCAATTGCAACAAGAAGGATTTATTGCCAGCTGTAAAGTTATACAACTTCACATGGATTATGCAACACCTGAACAAAAAGAATCATTTTCATTCTTATCTAAAAATCCACAAGATAGACAAAGGTTATTTGGATTAGAGCAAAATTTTATAAATCAAAATGAAAAGAGATTAGACTTTGTTTGTCAAGTCATTAAAAAGTCAACATCTAATTCACTAGTATTATTTCACAAGATTGCATACGGTGAAAAATTATATAATAAATTAAGACATATAACAGACAAGAAGGTTTACTATGTAGACGGCTCTGTTAACGTAGATATAAGAGAAGAGTTTAAAAGCCGAATGGAAAAGAATGATGATGTTATTATTGTAGCATCTTATGGTACTTTCTCCACAGGTATTTCAATTAAAAATATACACAATATCTTTTTTACCGAGAGCTTTAAATCTGAAGTAATTATCAGACAAAGTATTGGTAGAGGATTAAGAAAGCATGCATCGAAAGATGTTGTAAAAATCTATGATTTTATAGATGATTTTAGATATAAAGCCGAAGACCATGATTGGGTTAATTATATCTACCGCCACGGTATTGCTAGGCGAACAATATATAAAGAAGAAAAGTTTCCATTCGAAGTTCAGAACATAAGATTCTAATATAGAATATCTTTTCACTAAGACATGGATATATAAAAAAAATAAAAATAACTAAAATGAAGTCAATCAAAAAGTTTTCTGCAATGACTGCAAAAGATCAACCGATCACTGAGTCAGCAAAAGTAACAAAAGAAGCTGTTGATGAATTGATCAAAAAGATTGGTTTTGACAGTATAGAAGAGTTAAAAAAGGAGAAAGATCTTCTTGCAAAACTCGAAGCAATGTCTAAGACATTTGCAAAAAGTAATGATATATCTGAGGATGAAATCGAAGAAGATAGATCTGAGGATATTGAAGATGAAATGAATACCAAAGGTAAAGCAAAATCATTAGAAGGTACTAAAGATAAAGAAGGCGACGCTGAAGTTGTTGATTCTGAAGATGAAGTAGCTGAAGATGAAGTTGAA